TGATAAATATTTTGGTGGAAAATCTGGTGACGCTCTCCGTGCAATTAAGCAAGCGCAACAAAGCGAACGTCCAGTTGAAACTTTAATTGCACAATTAGGAGTTGGTTTAACTGAAGGCTATGCCTTGTTAAAAAGGCTTCCTCAACTTGCAAACATTATCAGTGGGACGCGCCAGAGAGGAACGCTTGCATCAACTGCTGTGAGTGGATCTGCTGGATTATCCGCTGGGGGTGCTACTGGATTTATTTCTGGTGCTGGTGAGGCTGAACCGGGTGAAAATAGAATTCGAGAAGGTGGTGAAGGTGCAGTGATAGGGGCTGTTGCTGGTGGCACACTTGGCGCTGTTACGCCTTTGGTTGCTTCTGGTGGCAGAAACATATTAAATCTTTTGCGAAAATCAGATGTTCCAATGATTGCTGGTGCGTTGCGCATTAGCAAACAAGCGGCAGAAGTTATTAAAAGTGCTTTTGATGCTGGTGGTGATATTGACCAAGCGTTGCTAAATTTGGAACGTGCTGGTGAAACCGGGATGTTGGCTGATGCTGGTCCTGCCGCTCAAGCATTGCTTGATGCAAGCGTTTCTGTTGGCGGTCAAGGTCAAGTTGTAACACGCGCATTGGGTCAACGCGCAGATGATGTTACGGCAGGGCTTTCTCAAACTTTAGATAAAACTTTAGGTGATGCAGATTTAACTCCGCTTCAAGCGGCAGAAATGATTTCTGCAAAAACAGCCAAAGGTCGAAAATCAGCATATGAAGCTGCTTACGGTCAACCTATAGATTATAGCTCTCAAGCTGGTATTAATATTGAAAGCACTCTAGATAGAATTGATCCTTCTATTTTAGACCAAGCAATTAAAAAAGCTAATGTGATGATGAGAGCGGCTGGCAAAAAAAATCAACAAATATTAGCATCATTAGGAGATGATGGGGAAATATCCTACACTCAAATGCCCAATGTAATGCAACTTGATTATATAAAACGTGCTCTTGGAAATTTGGCAGAAGCCGCTAGAACCCCTCTTGGGCAAGCAACTGATGACACTTTGCTTTATGGCGGATTGGCTAGAGATTTAAAGAAATCTATAGGTGATGCTGTAATCGAACCTAAAACTGGTGCGCGGTTATATGATGATGCTGTAAAGCTAGGAGGCGAAAAAATTGACGAGCAAAACGCCTTTAAGCTAGGGCGTGAGGCCTTAAAGCCGCAAACTGAAATTGGCGATATTCTTGACGAGTTAGGGCCAGAACCTTCTCAAGCACAAATAGAAGCATCAAAATTAGGGATGCGTCAGTATATACGCACAATATTAGAAAACGTAAAAGGTGTTCCGTCCGACCAAGAATTGGCTGCGCGGCAACTAGATGCATTCTACCGGCTTACAAGCTCTGATGCAGCACGAAAGAAAATTCAACGTATTATGGGCAATGAAGCAGCCGATCTATTGGCTGAGATAGATAAAGTTGCGCAAACTTCAAAAGTTCGGTCGGCTGTTGCAATAAACTCTAAAACAGCACAACGCCAAGCTATAGAACGAGATATAAAAGATGTAACAGATGAAGGCTTTTTTGGACAATTACTTCGTGGAGAACCAATTGGTTCTGCGAAAGAAATCGTTAAAGCTATCACTGGCAGAACCGATCAATACGATTTTGAACAGCGCAGAAAAATATTTGCAGACGTTGCGAGGGCGCTTACTGAAGCTAAAGGGCCAGAAACTCGTAAGGTTTTAGATATTATGGAAAGGGCGCAAACTGGACAAATCATAACTCAGGCTGAAAATGATTTGTTAGTCAACCAAATTGCTGGTGTTCTTTCATTAACCGCGCGTGGGGCTTTGCAACCTAAATTGCAAGAAATGGCACAGTAAGGAACAATAAATATGCGTATTGAACCAATGGATAAAGACACGGTTGAGGGCATCGTCCAAAAGGCGGTCCAAGATGCTGTTGATTTTATCGAGAGCGAAATCTCTGAACCACGGATCAGGGCGCAGCGTTATTTCGATGGCAAGGTAGATATTGGGCATGAGCAAGGTCGGTCTAAGGTTGTCGCCACAAAGTGCCGTGATGTTGTTCGCGGTATAAAACCATCTATTCAGCGCGTATTTCTAAGCACAGAAAACCCGGTTGAGTTTGTTCCCCGTATGCCAGAAGACGTTCCAATTGCGGAGCAAATGACCAAATACGCCAACTATAAGTTTCAGCAAAACAACGGCTATCGTATGCTGAACGATGTTTTCCAAGACGCTATGGTTAAAAAGTGCGGCATTGCCAAGGTGATGTTTGAGGACAAGACGAAAAGCGAAATCTATAGCTATACTGGATTAAATGCTGAAGAGTTTATGTTCTTGGCAGAGGAAGACGATGTTGAAGTATTAGAGCAAACAATAACGCAAGAAATTGAAATTGACGAAATGGGCGTTGAAATAGAACGTCCAATTTATGATGTTAAGATCAGCCGCACGGTTTCTGACGGTGACATTCTTATTACGTCAGTCCCGCCAGAAGAATTCTTTGTGGATAGAAATGCTCGTAGCATAGACGATTTCTTTGTGGTTGGACACCGCACCGACATGACCATTGGCGACTTGCTGGCTATGGGCTATGAGGAAGACGAAATCCAAGGCTTGACCGGGACTATTTCGACAATGGAGTCTGAGGCTGAATTTGAGCGCCGTGGCTACACCATTGATGAAGACGATGATGAAAGCGTTGATCCTACATCTAAGAAAGTTGTCGTTACGGAAGCCTATATGAAGGTTGACGCTGAAGGCTTGGGCATCCCACAGCTTTATCGTTTTGTCCTTGCTGGTTCTGGTTACAAGATGCTTTCTTATGATCTAGCTGATGAAGTGCCGTTTGCGGTTTTTGAAATCGACCCTGAACCACACGCATTTTTCGGAAGATCGTTGGTTGAGCTAGTAATGAATGACCAAGACGCGGCAACGTCAATGCTGCGTGGTGTTCTTGATAACGTGTCATTGACTAACAATCCCGGCCTAGAAGTTGTCGAGGGTCAAGTTTCGATTGACGATCTTCTCAATAACGAGATCGGTCGAATTGTGCGAGTTAAGTCTCCCGGTGCAATTCGTGAGCAAGTTGTGCCGTTTACTGCGGGTTCTACGCTCCCAGCTTTGCAATATTTCGATATGCTTGTTGATAACAAAACGGGCGTTTCTAAGGCTGCACAGGGGCTTGATCCAGATGTATTGCAGTCAGCCACAGCCACAGCCGTTGCGGCTACTATGGAAGGCGCTGCGGGTCAGGCAGAAGTCATGGCGCGTAATTTAGCCGAAGGCGGTATGCGTCAGCTATTTAGATTGATTGCTTCGACCATTATTAAAAATTCTGACAAAGAAGAAATCATCCGTCTAAACAACCAATTCGTTGCTGTTGATCCGAGGGTCTGGAACGCAGACATGGATATCATAGTGAATGTCGGGTTGGGTACGGGGCGCGAAAACGAAAAGGCGGCGGTTTTGCGCGAGACTATCCAAATGCAAATGAGCATCTGGCAGCAATATGGGCCTAATAATGGCATGGTCACGATGACTAATATTCGGAACACTCTGGCGGATACTTTGGCGGCAGTCGGCCTTAAAAACTCAGAGCGTTATTATTTGCCTGTTACACCGGAAAGCGAACAGCAGTTGATTGCTCAAAAGCAGCAAGAGGCAATGATGGCGCAACAGCAACAACAGCAAGGCGGCGCTCCGGCATCCGATCCAAACCAAGCGTTCTTAATGGCAGAGCAAATGAAAGCGCAAAGCAGAGTGCAAGTCGATATGGCTAAATTGCAGTTGGATGCACAGAAGGCTTCTGCGGATCAGCAATTTAAGATGCACGAGCTTGCTATGAAGGACGATCTAAAGCGCGATGAAATGGTGCAAGACCTCGCGGTTGAAGTTGCGAAGATTTTGGGTCAGTATAATTCAACTGTGAATGTTGCGGCTGTAAAAGCAGAGCAAGATGCAACACGCGCACACAACGAACAAATGATGGGTGGTTATGGATTACAAGGTTAGGGCATCACGTTCTAGGGCGTTAATGCAAAACGAACATTTCCAGCTAATCATGAAGGATTTGCGAAACCAGCAACTTGAGGGTTTTGCGAATAGCAGCGCCGACGAAGTGGAAAAACGTGAAGACGCTCACGCCATTTTGAGAGCATTAAACCAAATTGAGTATATTCTCCAAGCGGATGTAAACGCTGAGATGCTCATAGAAAAGAAGGATCGGCACCGCCATGACGACTAATCCTAACGATGGAAGCATTGCTTCTGTAACCGAAATGCTGATGGAAACTACTCAGCAAGATAATCCAAGCGAGGCTGTTGAGGCTTCCGAAAAGGTAACTGAGGGCGCTCAGACTGAACCGGAAGAGGTAATGGCTGAGAGCGAGGATGCCAGTAGCTACGATACTGATGAAGCTGAAGATGCTGAATATGAAAACGTAGATGAGGATGAATACACCGACGAGCCAGCCGCTCCTGTGGAGCTTTCCGACGATCTTGAACTTGAAGTAAAGTCAGATGGTCAATTAAAGAAAGTGACCCTGCAAGAGCTAAAGCGTGGCTACGCTGGGCAAGATTACGTCCAAAAAGGTATGGAACAGAACGCTATTCAACGCAAAGAGTTGGAGCAACTGAACCAAACCATGCAACAAGAACGTGAACAGTTTTTGCAACGCATCAATCAACTCGAAAATGGTGAACTTTCACAAATGCCTCAAAAGCCACCCAAGGAGCTGCAAAACAGTGACCCTTTAGGTTATTTGGAACAAATGGAAGAATACCGCGAAAATGCTGCAAAATTTGAAAGTCTCAAGCGAGAGGCTCAACAAGTCCAGCAGCAGCAATTGGCCCAACAGGCGCAAGCCAACAATGCCTATATTGCTCAACAAGCTGAAATTCTGAAACAAGAAATTCCAGAGCTACGCGATCCAGAAAAGGGCAAAAAACTCTTATCTGATATTCACGCAACGGCGACTGGTTATTACGGCGTTCCAGAAAAAATTGTTAGCTCGTTGACACACGGATGGGAGTTTAAAATCATGCGTGACGCGGTTGCTTACCAGAAGCTCATGGGGACTAAGGACAAAGTCGCTGAAAAGTCAAAATCTGCGCGTCCAAT